TATAGATTCTGGCTTAGAGGCGTTCAGGGGTAATCGTGCTCACTTCGGAGCGCAACACTTCCATTCTGATTTCGCTTGCATGTTCTGGAGTCTGTTCCTTCTCCAGAGTGTGATGTGTTGCTGTCATTGGTAAAAGAGCGCGAGAAATTTTTAAGAGCATGCACTCTGAAGATCCGAAAACTCTTTGGAGAGTTCAATATGCCATGGATACAGCACAAACACCTGAAAAGTGAGTGCGCATGCACCGAGAACAACGGACACTACAGGAAGCCATTTAAAGCATGTTGGAGTTTCATTGTCCATATATGGTTTTTAAATAATTTTTCACTGGGCTGAGGTCTGCTGGGCAGTCATGGCGGTCAGGATCTTCACCAGGATGAGGTTCTGCTTCTCGAGCTGCTTGGCAATCAGGCCGACCGAGTCCTTCAGGCTGGCCAGGGAGGTGGCCACGGTCTCGCCGTCCTCGGTTGCCAGGAAGGCACCGAGAGCCTCGACTGGGTCCATAAACTCACCCATGTCGTCGGGCATGGTGTCGTCACCCTCAGCAAGCATAATCTCGTTATCGTCAGCCATTTACTGATGAGCCATAAAAAGTTTGGTCTGGATTATCGCAGGGTCAGCTAAAGACCTTAGCTTTTCATAGTACATGCCATTTGTATATTCCATAAAGTGTAAAATTCAGCCGTATAAAGAATACATAGGTCAGACATCCCAGGACGACTTTCAAGTCAGACTGAATGGACACATTTCCGAAGTGAACAATGGACGAAAGAGACACTTGTACAATTCAATTCGCAAGTATGGATGGGACCAATTTACAGTTCAAATTTTACACAGCTTTCCAAAAGAGGGAAACTGGGAAGAGCGTCTGGACGAGCTGGAGATTCAGGAGATTGCTCAGCGTGGAACGTTAGCTCCAGGAGGGTACAATAACGAGACGGGTGGGAACAGGAACAAAGCGCTTCATGAGGATACAAAAACCTTGATGAGTGCCGTCAGATCAGGCGAAAGGCATGCCATGTATGGAAAGCACCATACGGATGAGACACGGAATTTGCTCAGGACAGCAAACAAGAAGGTTGTTCAGCAATGGTCCAGGGACGGGAATGAACTTCTCAGGACGTTTGAGTCAGTTGAAGAGGCGGCTCGTGAGACGGGATCAGATGGTAGTCATATCACAAAGGTTTGTAAAGGCGAACGTAAAACAGCAGGGGGGTTTCATTGGAAATTTGTAAACCCTGATGATGTTCAGAAGAACAAACCTCTCAAGTTTACAAAAATTCAGCAATGGTCATTTGATGGGAAGTTATTGATTCAAGAGTTTGACACTATCAGGGAGGCTAGTAGAGCCACTGGTGCTGATGTACGGGGTATAAGTAAATGTTGCAGCGGGAGATCTCGCTCTGCAGGTGGGTTTAAATGGAGGTCTGTTGGCTAAATTTTTTTCTTGGCTACTAGTACCAAACGACCATGGCAGGTGGCCTTATGCAGCTCGTCGCCTACGGTGCTCAAGATGTGTACCTCACAGGTAACCCCAAGGTGACCTTCTTCCAGGCGGTGTACAAGCGCCACACGAACTTTGCCATGGAGCTGATCCAGCAGACCACCAACGGTTCTCCTGCCAGCTCCGGCCGTGTGTCCGTGACGATTGCCCGCAACGGTGACCTGGTCGGTAACATGCACGTGGCTCTGACGCCCGTGTCCAACGTGCTGTCCTCCACCAACACGGCATTCGATGTCAACTGGGTGGCTGAGCGTGCCATTGCGGCCGTTGAGCTGACCATTGGTGGCCAGCGCATTGACAAGCACTACCAGACCTGGTGGCGTCTGTATGCCGAGCTGTTCCTGAACGAGTCCGACAAGTATGCCTGGGGCAAGATGACAACCCCAGCAAACCCCGTGGCTCTGGGTGTTGCCGCTCAGGTTCTGTCTCCCATGCGCGTGTACCTGCCTCTGCTGTTCTTCTTCAACCGCAACCCCGGTCTGTACCTGCCTCTGATTGCTCTGCAGTACCACGAGGTCCGTCTGGATTTCGATCTGACTGCCTACTACACCAGCTACTTCGGCACGACCAACGCCTTCGAGGTGTGGGCCAACTACATCTACCTGGACACAGAGGAGCGCCGCCGCTTCGCCCAGAAGGGCCACGAGTACCTGATTGAGCAGGTGCAGCACACTGGCGGCGACCAGCTGTCCACATCTGGCACTGAGAGCGCTGCTCAGCTGGTTCGTCTGAGCTTCAACCACCCCGTGAAGGAGCTGATTTGGTGCTACCAGAACCCCAACGCCAGCGCCAACGCTCAGCTGAACGCCTCTAAACCAGAATCTATAGTGAGTCGTAT